CTTTGCTTGCTATGGATGCGAACTTTCCTGGATTTTTAAACGAAATTCGAATCGGAAAGTTTCATGTTCTAAAAGGTGACATTGACAACGATCCCGAAGATCTTGGCACGAACAAAACCTATTTGCTTTTTCAGTATAAAGACAACGATGATTTTCATATTATGCCTGCCATTGAAGGTGCAGGCGGTGATGATGGTTGGTGGACTGTTATTGTAGGAGTAGTTCTCGTTGCCGCTACTTGGTGGGCCGGTGGTGCGGGGGGTGCGTGGGCCGGTTTCATTGAAGCTGGAGGAGCTATTTACGAAGTAGGAATGGCTATAGGCGTTTCGCTTATTCTTTCCGGTGCTTCTCAATTGTTGTCCCCAACCCCACAAATATCATCAACCGGAGCAGAAAGGGAAGCAGAAAAGCCAAGTTTTGTTTTTAACGGGCCTGTAAATAGATCTGAGCAAGGGGGACCTGTGACTCTTGTTTATGGGGAAATTATTACAGGTAGTATTGTAGCAGGAGGGGCAATTGATATCGAAGAATATTAAAATAAAAGGATCAGGCGGTGGCGGTAGTAGTAGTCCCGATCCTCCGTATGAAGCTCCTAATACTCTACGAAGTAGATCCACCGCTCGTATTTTGGACATTGTTTCTGAAGGGGAAATTGAAGGTCTTCAAAATGGCCTAAAAGGTGTTTATTTAGACGAAGTGGCTGTCCAGAATGATGATTTTTTTGAGACATATAATTTTGAAGGTGTTGAAATAACGGAAAGGGTAGGGACTACTGATCAAGAACCTATGTATATGTTTGAGGATGGAATTCCGTCTGAAACATATTTAGGATATGAACTTGAATATAATGTTCCAAGAGTAGTTCCTATTGCATCGTGGACAGGTGATTATGTAAAATTAAAATTCAGAGTTCCTTCTCTTGTTAAAAATGATAGTTCTTCCGGTGATCTTCTTCCTAACGTAATTACTATTGATGTTGAATATTCTTTAGATGGCGGAACGTATCAATCTTACGGAACGGTAACGATTCGAGGTAAATGTGTATCGGAGTATGAGCGCCAAATTAGAATTGAAAATTTAACAGGATATAGTTCCATTTCGATTCGTTGCACAAAAACAACAAGAGATACCGATGCGTATAACCAAAGAACCGCATACTGGTATTCCTACACAGAAGTAATAGCACAACGATTGATTTACCCTGATTCTGCTTATTTTGGAGTTAAAGTTAATGCAGAATTGTTTGGGAATCACATTCCAAGTAGAGCTTATCATTTAAAAGGTTTAAAAATAAATGTACCGGATAATTACGATCCAGAAACGCGGGTTTATACTGGAACGTGGTCGGGGTCTTTTCAAACAGCTTGGACAGATAATCCAGCCTGGGTTTTTTATGATCTTCTTACAAATGATCGATATGGTTTAGGGGTTTCTTCTACTTACTCGAACAGTTTGAAATGGCTTTTGTATTCCATAGCGCAGTATTGCGATGCTCTTGTAGATGATGGTTACAGCGGAACAGAGCCTCGATTTACTTGCAATTGTGTTATTAACACAAGGGAAGAGGCGTTTCATGTCATTCATACAATGGCGTCAATATTTAACGCAATGCCGTTTTGGGGGCCTGGTCAAGTTTATATTGCTCAAGACAAAGATTCTGATCCTACAAGACTTGTTACTCCCTCTAATGTTGAAGGGGGCAAATTTAATTACGAAGGAACAGGTCTTAAGGCAAGACACACTGTAGCAATTGTAACATGGAATGATCCTAATGATTTTTACCGCCAAGCGCAAGAGCTTGTAGAAAACCGAGCGGGAATAGATCGATATGGGTGGAGAGAAGTTGAAGTAACGGCTTACGGATGCACTTCAAGAGGACAAGCACATCGATGCGGAAAATGGATTTTAGAAAGTGATCTATCTCAAAAAGAAACGGTAACATACACAGCAGGATGGGACCATGTTGATTGTTTGCCTGGAGAAGTTATTCAAATAGCTGATCCTGCTTACGGAGAAGTTAGACATGGGGGCAGACTTGTAACTCCTGGAGTAAATACGGTTACAATCGATGCGGAATTTGAGTTTGATCCCGCTGGAACATACTCGTTTTCTGTTGTTATGGATGACATGTCGATAGAGACAGTAGACGTTGCTAACCCAGGAACAACTACGAACACATTTAATCTTGCTGATTCTTTGTCGGAAGAGCCTAAAGTCGGGTCTGTTTGGTTGTTGACAGAAACAACAGATCTTGTGGCGAGAAAGTGGCGAGTAGTTTCTGTCAATGAAACGTCAAAAGGCAAATTTTCCGTAACGGCAGTCTATCACGATGCAGATAAATTTGATCGTATCGATGTTCCCGAGTTCGATCCCGTTCCTGATCCCTGGATTCCTATAGGAATGCCGGACCCGCCTACTAATTTTGCAACACAAGAATATACTTATATGTCCGGCCAGAGTCATTTGTTCGGTCTTATGTTGAGTTGGGAACATCCTGGTGATTCAAGGGTTTCTTATTATCAACTTCAATGGAGACCTGAGGACGGTGCTTATTCCGATTTAGGCAATGTCTACGAAAACAGTTATGATTTTAAACCTGTAGTTGCTGGTTCTTATTATTTTAGAGTAAGATCGGTTTCTTTATCAGGGTGGAGTTCCTGGCTTGAATCGGATGAAGTGGAAGTAACAGCAACCGTAGCGGCTTTGCCTGCTGTTTCTAATCTTGAAGTTGTAGGTGGCGGAACTTCTTGGAGCACTCCAGATCTTGAGATAGAATGGGATTCTATTTTAGATATTTATTATGCCGATGATATAAGCACAGTTCTAAGAGATTATAGAATTGACGTTTATACCACAGCCGATGTTCTTTTGCGAACAGATTATGTGGACAGGTCCAATCCCCGATATACTTATACTAAAGATATGAACACTTCGGATGGGGGTCCCAGAAGATCTGTAAAGATAACAGTTCGAGCAAGAGATGTCTATGAAAACCTAAGCCCTGCTACAACTCAGACATTTTCCAACCCTGCTCCTGATATGTCGTCCATTTCTTTGACGATAATTGATATATTTAAAGGTGTTTTTATCAGTTGGGATAGTTGGGTTGAGCCGTCCGATATGTTGAAGTATGCGATCTATGTTGGAAAGAATCAATCTCTGGTAGAATCTCTTGATTCTTCGACATATCAAGGAGACGTTTCAGCGGGAACGAAGCGTTACACTGTTCCCGGCCTCGATGCGGAGGACACGTATTACGTGGTTGTAGTTCCGTATGATACATTCGGTATCGGTACGGAAACAAATTCAAGTACGGGCATACCTGAAGCGATAGGTTTGGATGATTTAGATACGGAGTTAAGCAGTAGTATAGAAATCACTGATTCGGAAAGCACGGCTGATCTTTCTTCTCTTTATGATGGGATCACAAATTCAGGTGGAATAAATTACGGAGTGCAAAACTGGGGGTGGGTGCAATACGCATTCCCTGTAGAAACTTTGATTGACCGTGTTTATTATGTTGCAAGCAATCATCAAATCAATGTGTATATTGCGTATTCAGATGATGGAACAACTTGGTCTTTTTTAAAGGCCGATGCTGATCATACTATTGATTCTACAGGTAAAATGACGGCAGCAACAAATGAGGCAGATGCCCAAACTAATTATTATACAAGTACAACCACAGATAGAATTTTGTTGCCGTTTCCTAATAGAATTGTAGGTCGTTATGCAAGAATCTACTTCACAACAACTGATGCGGGATTTTATTTGAGGGAAGTTGAATTTGTTCGACAAGTCATAGCCGAACAAGTCCTTGCTGAAAGTTTATCAGCTATTGTTGCTGACTTAGGTTTAGTAACGGCAGGAGTTGTGCAATCATCTGATTATGATGGTTCTACTCAAGGGATGATGATAGATTCTGACAATAGAGACATTAAAATTATAAAGGATAGTGATACAAAATTTGAGTATGATGGAGCAACGGGGGATTTGCAAATAAAAGGAGTTGTTACATTTTTATCAACTTCTTCAGGTTACGCGAATCTAACGGATGCACCAACATCTCTAAATGATATTAGTTCAACTGAGTATGGGCGGGCAAGTGATCCTGCTGCAAGAATAAATAATCAAACAACAACAATTGATGGCGGAAAAATAACAACAGGTTCTATCACTGCCACACAAATAGATTCAGGAACAATTACAGCAAATGAAATTGCTTCTGGAACAATAACTGCTGATGAAATCGGTGCTGGAGAAATAACAGCAACACATATCGGAACAAATGAAATTATTGCGAGTGCAGCCAATATTGCCAATGCAGTTATTACAGGAGCTAAGATTGCATCGGCAACAATTACTGGAGCAAAAATAACAGATGCTACAATTGAAAACGCTAAAATTGCTAATCTAACAATTGGAACCACAAAAATAGCAAATAATGCAATTACAACAATACAATCTGCTTTTACGCAAGCAGGAACGGCTATTAGCAAAGTTACAGAAGGAACTATCCAGTCTGTTAGCATAACGACTACTGGTGGGGATTTAGTTATTATATTTAGTTTTGATTGTGTAGTGACTGATGGTGGGTACGACACAAATGGGTGGTTTAATTTGTATAGAGGAACAACACAACTATCCAATGATATTTTATTTGCCACGGATGCTTCTGAAGATGGTGTTAATTGTGCTGCTACATATCAAGAAGCACCTTCCGCAGGTACTTATACATATTATGTAAAAGCATTTGTTGATGATGGATCGAATATGAATGCTCAACACAGAAGCATTGTAGTTATGGAGATGAAAAAGTAATGAAGAAATATATTGTTTACGATGACAATGGTTTTATTTTGAGAAGTGGAAGTTGCACAGATGAAACTTTTGACCTCCAAGCTCAAGAAGGAGAAAATGTTATTGAGGGTGAGGCAAATGATAAATACCAAATGATAAAAAATAGAAAAGTTGTAGATAAGCCTGTTAAAATACAACAGGAAGAAAGCATAAAGAATAAGTTTTTTGGTATAAAAAAATTTATTCGAAGTATTCCTATTGATTCATCCGAAGTTGATTTGAATGAAAGGTTAGAACAATATTTTGAGGGAAAAGTAGATATTAATAAATTTAAAAAAGACAATTATGATCTTTTCAGGAAAAAATTCTATCCCAACTATATTGAATTTGTAGATGCCAATGTAAAATTGAGTTCGGAAATAGAAAGTGTTAGAAAAGAAGGAGAAAAGCAACTGGGAGATTATTATTCGAAGTGTTTGGAAGTTAAAAACAGATTTCCAAAAGGGGGCTAATTTTGTCTATTACTGCTGATCAGATTTTTTGGGGGATTGCGCTGATTCTGATTTCTGCTGCTGCGGGAGTTGGGGGAAAGATTTTTTATGACATGTTGCGATTCAAAGCACCACCAAGAGATGAATTTGACAAGAAAAGATTTTCGGAGGAGTACGATGCGGATCTTTGTGCTTTGAGGCACAATGAACTTGATAAAGATGTGTCAGGTTTACGGAATGAAGATATTAAAATGGTTACGTGTTTAAATCATATGAAAACAAAATTGCACGGTTTGGAAATCATTGCAACTGAGCACCATCAAAAACTAGAAACGGATGACCGAAGAATAATCTCTTTAGAAAAAAATACGCAAGAAATCAAAAAGGATTATTCTGAGATAAGAAAAGACTACAGCACGATAAAAAATGGAATTGATAAATTGTTGGAACGATGAAAAGAAACTACTTGATATTTAAAAATGGAATGTGTTACAGATTTTTCATATCAAAGGAAGTGTTATGATTATTACTGCCTCTAAATTACGAGAAGAAGCTAAAGAAGCATTCCCTTCTTTGAAATCCACTTTCTGTGAATATGTGGAATGTCTGGATGAACAATATCTTATCCCCTCCGAAGAAGAATCTTTGCAACTAATTGAAAAATATTGGGAACCTATAAAAACTATTCCCTGGAGCAAAAATATAGGCGATTGTGATAATCGTGCTATAAAACTATATGTTGATGTTCATTGGCACAGAAATTTGCATAGAGAAGAATACTCAGAAGAAGAAAGAATTCAATGGGCATTTGGGTTTGCTTCTGGTAAAAATCCGTTTGGAATTATGCATACTTTTAATATTATTAGAAACGATAAAGGGTTTTTCATTTTTGATCACAAAATGAAGCAACCAATTTCATATCAACCAATAGCAGCGAGGTTTTAAAATGAAGATTCGGCATTTAGTGCTATTGCTTTCTATGTTTCTTTTCTTTAGTTGTATGGGAAGAATAGCACAACTTGAAACGGCGGGACTCAATATCGATACGGATTCGAATGATGCTACCGATATTGATTATGGAGGAACAAATAGACCCTCTGGAGGAAATTTTAATGATTTCCTCAAAGCATTAGCGGGGGATGTTTTAACTTCCGCTCCATCATCCCCTGCTAACGGACAATGGGCTATTTCTGATGGTGACAACTGGCAGCCGGGGTCTACCGACCAGGGCACCGACGACTGGCTTTGTGTCTATCGTTCCAGCGACACGACCTGGGTGGGCATCTACAATATTACCGACGGTACGCTGGTTGTTTCCAACGCGGTGCTGACCGGTGACCTGGGGACTAACGTGCTTGATTTCCTGGGGACGCCATCCAGTTCCAACTTGATAGACGCTCTGACCGATGAAACCGGCACGGGGGCTGCGGTGTTTGCAACATCCCCAACGCTGGTAACACCGGCCCTTGGCACCCCGGCTTCTGGAGACTTGTCGAACTGCACCAACGCCCAGGGCGTATCGGAAGCATACGACTCCACCAACTGGGACGGCGACGACGGGGCTGCGACAAAGAACGACGTCAGAGATAAAATTGAAACGCTTCCCGGAGGGCACGATGCCGTGACTTTGGCCGCGTCAGCCACTACGGGAGGGCTAAGTCTTTCAACCCAGGAAATCGGATTCAGGGCGGCCACTAATGCCCAGACCGGATACGCAACGGCGGCTCACATCGCAGCAATAGAAGCGAACACGGCGAAGGTATCCTTTACCTGGGACTATGACTTCGGCGATCTGATCAACACGCCCACGACCCTTGCAGGATACGGCATCACGGACGGCCTTGTCATAGACAACACACCGGACGATGACGGCACGGACGCGGCTGGCGAGGACTGGGCTTACGAACACGTCGCAGCCGCCGATCCTCATACGGGCTATCGGCTGGAATCCGCCAGCATCGGCACATCCGACATGGCCGACGATGCCGTCACGATGGCCAAGATTGACGAGGACAGCGACTACACCGATTTCACCGGGAATATTGCCACAACGGGGTTTATGAGCGGCGGCATCCAGCCGGTTACTATAGGAAACTGCGAAGGTGTTCACGATGGGGCTGGTGATGCTGCCACCCTGTCTGACTCTGGCGAATCTCTCACGGTTGATGCC